GGCTTCGCTGCGGCCTTGGCGGGCGCTGCCTTGGCCTTGTCGGCCTTGGCCTTGTTGGCGAGCATCAGGCGAGCTTGGTCCAAGGTGTCGGCACCATGGGTGCGGGCAGGCTTGGCCTCTACGTCCGTGACATCGGACAGCTTGCGCTTTGCGCCCTTGGCTGCTTCCTTGGCTGCTGCCTTCAGTTCGGCGATTTCCAGCTTCTGGGCGGCAATGGTCGCGTTGGCCTTGTCGAGCTTGGCCTGAAGATCGGCGATCTTCTTTTCGGCCGCATCGAGCTTGCGTTGCAGGACCTTAGCGCTGGCAGCGTTGTCGCTGTCGCCTGCGTCGCCTTGGGTGTTGAGCTTGGCGCTGCGCGCCTCGGGCTTGAAGGTCAGCGGGTTGTTCCCGCCTTCAAGGATGGCAAGCAGGCGCGCGAAGTTCTTCACATCGTTGCCAAACTGGGCAAGGATGGACTCGCGGTCCTTGTGACCTTCAAGGCGTACAAACACCTCATGCACGCGCATGCACATGCGAATCCACTGGGGCGTAAAGCTGGTCCCGTTGGTGTTGTCGGGTCCGAAGTTGATATCCACCCATGGGCCGAATTTCCCGTGCGCCAACGCGGCCTTGGCCTTGGTGGCAGCGTCGCCGATCTTGCGGCAGACTTCCAGCGCGTTGCGGCTGACCTTCGCCATGCCATCTTGTTGGGCAAGGATGTCCTTGAGCGCCTTGTCCAAGATGCTTTGCACCTTGGCGTCGGACATCTTGGGAGCCTCGGGGGTGGTGGTAACCAGTTGGTTTGCCATGCTGTCGATTCCGTTCATTTGTGATCCTTCAGGGGGGTTGGTGGTGATTCGGGCGGGTTGCCCCGTTAGTCGCCTTGGGGAAAGCGACTAACAGTGTTACCCAGTCAGATTAGACCATATTTCTGTGCACAGATGGGGCCGATGGTGCGCTCGATGCTCTCCTTTGCGGTCAGCTTGCGCGCGCAGATGGCGCATTTGCCCGTGCGCTGACCATATGCGAGGGCTGAGGTAGTCAGATCGGCAAGGAGGACAGCGATGGCGCCGGAATGTTCCGAGCCTTCCGAGGTAGGCAACCAAGCGCCACCAACGATCTTCCCGAGGTAGTTGGTTGACTGGGCATCGGTGACATAGATAGCCCCCGCGTTGGCAGACAGCGCGCTGGCACAACGGAAACGATACGGGCCGAGGTACATCTGGGGCTGTGCGATGCCGCGCGCCTTTGCCAGCGTGAACGCTGCTTCAAGGCGGGCAACGTCAACCAACTGGGGCGGGCGGGTGTTGGCACGTTTGACGCGCTCGCGCTCGATGCACTCTGCCTGCTTGGGGGTCAGGTGCCCCCGCTGGGCATGCTGCGCGCGCAGGCTATCGAAAAACTCCGAACGGGCAGCAAGCTCACAGAGGAGGTTGTACTGCTCGGGGGTGAGGGTCACGCCCTCATGGTGCGGGCGCTGCGCAGGTTGGACAGCCCCATAGAGGTGTGAGTAAGGCATGTGTGCTCCTTTGGTGAGTGAATCCGACAATGCCCCCGCATGGGGGCATTAGCTGAGTCACTAGATGTTGGACAGCGCCCCCGCATCGATCACGGGCGGGGGCAATTCGCCTGCGTTGCCTTCCGGGGTCACACAGTCATACCGATAGATCGGCTGCTCTATGGTCTTGGTGCCCACTTGGACCCTGCGGCATTCCGCCGTGTCCTTGTTTTCGTATGCGTCCAAGGTGACACGCAGGATGGCGACGGGATAGGTCGCATCGCCCGTTTCAAAGCGCCACTCCCATTTATGGGAGCGGCTGAGGTTCTCGCGGCTTTCCGTGTCCTTGCGCTCAGGCACGAGCTTGGAGAGGGCGTTCTCGATGTCGTTGACTGCCTGCGCATAGCGGGGGTCGGACCAGCGATTGAGATCGCCCAAGTAGAGGTAAAAGGCTAGCGAGGGTTCCTGCCAGTCGGCATTGATGCTCGCGGTTTCGGTGTAGGTGTTGATTCCATGGGCAATGTTCGCCAGCGTGAGGTAGGCAGGGGACGATGCCAGCCGCTCAAGGATGGCAATACGGGCAGCGCGCTGGGCAAGCTCAACAAGCATGGGCGTGCGCGCGTCGGGGGCTTCCCCGATGCGTTGGGTGCGCTTGGCGCGGGCAGGGATTCGGGTCAGTTGGGTCATTTGGGGTCCTTGGTGAGGTGAGGAGAAACGGGCGGGATGCCCGAGGGGGTCACAGTGTAGCACTGTCCATTGCACACGCGGGCAATACGCGCGCATGCGCAAGGCGACAAGGCTAGTCAGGGTTCGTTGTTCTCAAAGTAGGCCGCGTGAATGGCACGCAGCGATGGTGCGGGCTTGCGTTGCAGGTTCCCGCATTCAGCGCGGAACCCTTCGGCAAAGGCTTTGGATTGCCATGACTTGCGGGTCCCGAATACGGGCATCGTGTATTCGTTGCCCGGGCTTCGCGTGTTGCCCCTACGGGCGGCGCGCACGCCTTGTTCGTAGTAGGAGTAACGGTTGGGAGCGCGGTCGGTAGTCATCAAAACCACTCCTTGGAGTCAACGGGGCGGGGGGCGCTGCGCGAACCCGTATAGGCTTGCCCGGCTTTCACCCAGACTCCGGGGTGTCGGCAGACATACGCCATGGCGTTCAAACGACTGCGCGTTGTGGCTGTGTTCCAACCCTGAAGGTTGAAACGCCAGCTACCGTCTGGCATGCGCTGCGCGATGGTGTGCCCATGCAACGCGACGCGGCCTTCCGCGCGGTTGTAAGTGGTGTTGCCGCTGCGGAAATCATCGCCCCGGGCGATGGCGGCTGTCAGTTGGGATTCGATCTTTCGCATGGTGCTTTCCTTTGTGGTGAGTGAGTCCACGCATGCCCTCGGTGAGGAGGGCAGGCATTGAATCACGCGGGCAGCGATTCGCGATAGGCTCGATACGCTGGCATGTACTGCGCATTCCATTGATCCAGCAGGCCGCGTCCTTTAAGCCACTGGGAAAGCTCGCTAGGTGTGCTCCACCACCAAGCCTGACAGCCGCCGGGCTGGTCAGAGGTGGCATGCGTTGCCCAGCAGCGCGCGCCGGGGTCGGTGCGCGTCGGATCACAGCGCAAGGTGTAGGTGTCGCTGCCTTGGGTGAGGGTGATAGTCGGGGGTGTGAACATGGAAACTCCGGGTTTCGTTTTTGCATCGGGACATTCCGACAAAGCCCCCAAGGCGGGGGCTTTAGCTGAAGGTCTCAGAGCTTCAATTCAGCGATACGCTGCGCTTGCAGCGCTGCCATGTCGCACAGACGGGCAAGCATGACGCCAAAGGCAACGCGCCGGTTGTCAATCGAGTAAGTGAGGAGGTTCGGGCTTGCCTGCTTCACAGTGACCATGATTCCGAAAAGATCCTGCGTGGCTGTCGCACCCACAACGGGGCGGGGGAATGCCCAGCCTTCCGAACCCGGTTGCTTGGGCAGGCGAGCTTCAAGGGCGCACAAGGCGTTGATGACAGCGTAGTAGGAGGGGTGTTGCATGGTTGGTTCCTTGGTGGTGAGTGGTCCGACTAAGCCCCCAACGCGGGGGCTTAGGCTGACTGCCTCAGTAGTTGTATGCGGGGGCGGGCAGCGCAGCGATTCGGGCTAAGGCTAGGTTCGCCTGACCTTCAATCAGAAGGTCAAACTCCCAACGGGCAACGCCAGCCTTGGTGTAGTAGTCGGCTGCCCAGTCAAAGCCATGGGCTTGGATCGTGTCAATGATCTGTTCGCCCAGCGTGAAGATGATGTGTCCGGTTTTCATGAGTGGTCCTTGGTGAGGTGGTGAGGGTTGACTAGATAGGGCAGCGCGCTGCCCTATCGAATGATCCTCAGTTGTCGATCTGGTTGGCAAAGATGCGACTTGCCTCATTCACAGCGTCCGACAACGTAACGAATGCGTTGTCGTAGATGTATTGGCCTTCCCCATCGTTGTAGTCCTTGTCCCAGAAGCGAATTCCATAGGGGAATGCGTCGCTGGTGTCTCGTTGATAGACATAGACGCAAACGCTGGCACGTTTGCATGCGAGGGTGGCGAGTGCGTTAGCTGGTGCGGTTTTGAATGCCATGGTGCTTTCCTTGGTGGTTGATAAAGATGTCCGGTGAGGCGTCTCATAACCGCCTCACAGAATCCTCTATCCGTGTCTGATTTTTAATGATCGGGTTGTCGCCTGCCGCTGTGCGCTGTCCGGGCCGTCCTTTTGATCGGGTGTCTGGCGAGACTATGTGCGCACAACCTGTCGGCTGTCAGGGTGAGGCTCGATCGCCTGCTTCCCTACCGTCCCGCCCTCGGGTTCCCTCGATCATATCGATAAAAGTGCACTGAAACCGTGTTCTTACAATTCGGTACACATTTATTTTTGTTTGTTGTCTGAATGGCACACTCGATGCCTATATGGGTAAAATGGGGGGTGCCTGACTGGGCAAATTCCGTGCCAGCGCGTTTCACAATGTGGGGAATGGCTCAGGACGCGCGATCTTTATTTTTCAATAGCAGGGTGGCGGGTGCCCAGTCGGACAGCGTGACGGGGCTAAAAACGGCCTTCCCGGGCTTATGCGTTTTTTGGGTAGTTGTCTGGTTGGCACATGGTTTGCTAGCAGGGTTTCGGAGTTTTTCGGTTTTTTCCAGCGCACTGTAAACTTATACAGTGGTTATATGGATGCGAGGTTTTATGCTGAAATGGATATTTGACTTTTTCGGAGTTTTTCGGGTTTTCTGGTTTTTTCGCCTAAAACTCCGGTTTCTTCTGGAGAGGCGCACGCCTAGCACAGACCCTTACGGGTTATCCCTACATTTCGCGCGCAAACAACGAAACGAAACAAAATGTTTTTTTTTTTCATACTCTTTCCCGTTAGGAGTTTTTCGGTGTTTTCACATTGTGAGAGGAATGCCCGGTGCGGCAACTAGGCCGCACACCGGGGGGCAGGCACGCTGGATTGCATGCTCGGCACGTTGGGGCTACTCTGTCCGCCATGTCTCAGACCACGTTGGATTACTTCACACCCGAAGATGCATTGGCGTTCCGCTGTTCCGTCGCGCAGGTCGGAACCCTGAAGCCTGCGGATGTTTCACGTGAAACCCAACCGGGCAACGATGTTCGCCCGGACGTTACCGAGGCGAGACTGCACGTGCCCCGGGCGTTCCGCGCGTTGGTTCGGATCATGGAAGGCGACAACCAACGCGCAGCGCTGGAAGCAGCGCGGGAAATCCTCACCCGCGCCTATGGTCCCCCGATGCAGCCCGCGCTGCCTGCCGCACCAGCGCGCACGATGCCCGACGCACAGCCGCATCCTGACTGGTTGGATCGGCAGCGGTTGGCCTATCGGGCTGGCGAATACGATAGCCCCTCGGGTGAATATCAGCCGGGGCAATGTCTGCCTAGGCAATGATCGATGCCTGAATGATTGACCCAGCAATGACTGCCTAGGCAATGATTGACATGTCAAGCATCGATGCTCAAGTGATCGCGACCCGGGGTGGGTGTCCGGGCAGGTGGGGGGTGGCTGAATCCGGCTCGAACGTGCGTGCAAAATGTCCAGAAAAAACCGTCCCCTGACTGGACAACACCATGAAACAGAAACCCGGTTTCGTTTTCTCCGAGGACCTGACCAAGCTCAAGGAGGCCGGGCACGTTGGGGGTCCGGAACCCAGCGCTGCGCAGGCGTTCCAGCAAACCTTCGAGCAGATGGGTGGTGGTGCACGGATGCTGCTGTGGGCGGATCGTTTCCCTGCCCAGTTCTACAAGCTCTATGCCCGGATGGTCATCCCTACAATCGCCCCGGTGCTCCCCTCCCCTCAAAAACCAACGGAGCAGGAGTGGCCTGCGTGGTTGACGGCTCGCCGTTTGAGCTATCAGGAAGCGGGGTTCCGACCCGCACAGGCGGACGTTGACGAGATGGACGACCCCCAATGACCTACTCGGCCTCCACCCCATGGACGTATAGCCCCCGCCCACAGTTTTTGCCGTTCCATAATCGCCCGCACCGCTGGGCAACCCTCGTCACCCATCGCAGAGCAGGCAAGACCGTTGCCTTGGTGAACGATGTCATCATTGCGGCCCGCACGCCCCTCCCCTCCTCGCACTTTGAACCTCAGTACGCCTATGTCGGCCCGACCTACAAGCAGTCAAAGAGGATCGCGTGGGCGTATCTCAAACGGTACTCCCGGCCGTACTGGGTGAAGCCCCCGTCCGAGAGCGAACTGAAGGTCACCATCGGCAATCCGAACGGACCTGCCTCGATCTACTGTCTCGGTGCGGACAACGCTGATGCCCTGCGGGGCATGTACCTCGATGGCTTCGTGGGCGATGAATATGCCCTGTTCAAGCCCTCCGTCTTTTCACAAATATTGCGGCCTGCCCTCTCTGACCGGAATGGCTGGGGTGTGTTCTCCTCCACGCCTCGCGGCAAGAACCTGTTCTGGGAGCAATATCGCCGGGCGCTGAAGGACCCTCTCAGACATTTCCTCCTCACGCTGCGGGCTGACCAGTCGGGCATCATCGCCCCCAAGGAGCTTCATGACCTGCGTCTCGACATGGACGAGGAGGAGTTCGCGCAGGAGTATCTTTGCAGCTTCGACTCGGCCCTCAAGGGGGCGATCTATGCCAAGGAGATCAATGAAGTCCTCATGTCCGGCCGACTCCACTCCGCCTCCTCGCTCTTTGATGCCGAACTGGACACCCATTTCGTCTATGACCTGGGGTTCACCGACTCCACCGTCCGGATCGCCTACCAGCTACCGCCCCACACCGGCCGTGTCCACATAGTCAATGTCCTTGCCAAGGCGGGCGTTGCAATCCATGAACACATCGATGACATTTACAGCTTTGGCGGACGCGTGGGGGAGATATGGCTCCCCCACGATGCCCGTGCACGCAATCTCCAGACCGGGAAATCCATCGTGGAGCAGTTCCTCGAACACAATCTCACCCCCCGCATCGTCCCGAATCATCACGTGCACGATGGCATCTCCACGACGCGAAGAATATTCCCCCGCCTGATCTTCGATGCCCACCCGTTCAACCCGCAGGACCCCTATGGCGAGAACCCGACCGAGGACTTGGTGGAGGCATGCAAGCAGTACCACCGGGAGTGGGACGAGGACAAGCTGATCTTCAGTGACCAGCCGGTGCACGACTGGGCGTCCGACTACTGCGATGCGCTGCGGTACCTCGCGGTCGTTGTCAGTCCGGACCTCGCGTTGCCCACCTATTCGAGTGATAACGACCTACAATCCGCCCGGGCAAAGGCCATCCTGCAAGCCCAGTACAAGCCCCACTTGGGATACAACCTCGAAACCCTGCATTCGGACAACGCTGCCCGCACACCAAGGATCATGCAATGAGCGCGCTCACGTTGGTATCCACCGAGGCAACCGTTGTCCGCCCGGAAGACCTGCCGCCGAGGAAGCTCTGGGAGATGGAGCTGGAGGCGGCGGAGAAATCGCTGGAGAAGTTCCACAAGCGGGCCGTGACGGCCGTGGAGCGGTTCACCGATGAGCGCGACTCGATCAACGCGGAGATGCGCTGGTTCAACATCTACTACGCGAACACCAACATCCTCGAATCGGCCCTGTACGCCGACCTGCCCAACCCCTCCGTATGCAGGCGCTACGAGGACTATCAGGACAACGCCGCGCGGGTCGCCGCGCTGATCCTGCAGCGATCGCTCAAGCAGGACATCAACGACCCGGAGGACCAGTTCGACGCGACCATGAAGCAGTGCGTGCAGGATCGCCTCATCCCGGGCATGGCCTGTGCGTGGTTGAGGTTCGAGACCGAGACCGAAGCCATCCCCACTTCCCTCGGGGGCACCGTCACCAACAATGCGCAGTCCACGCAGCCGCACGCTACAAACAAGATGGGCACCCATGACGATGGGTTCACGGTCCCGACCTTGGCGGACGCTGCCAACCCCTCCGTCCCGCCAGAACCGCTGATGAAGATCGTGGACCAATCGGTCATCGTGGACTACGTGTACTGGCGGGACTTCCGCTACAGCCCCTGCCGCACATGGGGCGAGCGCCGCTGGGTGGCCCGCAGGGTCTACATGACCCGGGACCAGTTGACAAAAAGGTTCGGGAAAGCAAAAGCAGACTTGACCAGCTTGGACTTCAATGTCCTGAAGGACAATGATTCGACGGTACAGCAGGCGCTGATGTCCAAGGAGGTGTTCCAGAAGGCCGAGGTGTGGGAGATATGGGACCGCACCAAGCGCAAGGTCCACTGGTACTCTCCGGGCTACCAGAAGGATCTCCTTGACTCGCGGGACGACTTCCTGCACCTGCAATCCTTCGAGCCGTGCCCCCGCCCGATGCTGGCGAACATCACCACGTCCTCGACCGTCCCCCGGCCGGACTACTACATGATCCAGGACCAGTACACGGAACTGAACGCCGTGAATGCCCGGATCAGCAAGCTCATCGAGGCTTGCAAGGTGGTCGGCATCTACGATCAGGGCGCGGCGGTCGCGTTGAATGGTATCTTCACGGGCAACGAGAACACCATGATTCCGGTGCCCAACTGGGCACAGTTCTCCGAGAAGGGCGGGATCAAGGGCAGCGTTGACTGGATTCCGCTGGAGGTGATCGTTGTCGCGCTGCAGCGCCTGTACGAGAACCGTGAATCGATCAAGGGCCAGATTTATGAACTTACCGGTATTGCCGATATTGTCCGGGGAGACTCCAAGGCCAGTGAAACGCTGGGTGCTCAGAAGATCAAGGCCCAGTTCGCAGGCATTCGTATCCGCAAGCTCCAGAACGAGGTGGCTGAGTTCGCCAGTGACATTCTCCGTATCAAGGGTGAGATGCAGGCCAAGCTTTATGAGCCGGAAACTCTCATCCGGAAAAGCGGGATTTTCTACACGGATAATCATGAGTGGGTGGTCGATGCCGTCCTCCTTCTGAAGTCGGAAAAGGGCTTCAACTGGCGCATCGAGGTGCAGGCCGACAGCATGGCCCAAGCGGACTACGAGAGCGAAAAGGAGGATCGCGTCAAGTTCATGAGCATGGTCACGGGCTATCTCACGCAGGCGTTGCCTATCGCGGGCCAGATACCCGAACTCAAGCCGGTCATGCTCGGGATGCTCAAGTGGGGCATCGCAGGCTTCAAGGGTGCGTCCGACATCGAGGGTATGCTGGACAAGCAACTGGCCCAACTGGAAGGCAAGCCGCCACCGCAGCCCAAGCCGGACCCGGCCGAGATGGCCGCGCAGGCAAAGCTCCAGCAGATGCAGATGAAGGGTCAGCAGGACGAAAAGAAGGCCCAGATGGACATGTCCATTGCCCAGCAGCAGGCCGAACTCGAACAGCGCAAGCAGGAGTCCGAGCTTGAGTTTCGCCGTCAGGAGATGGAGCTTGAGCGGCAGATGAAGGAGCAGGAGATGGCCTTCAAGCGGGAAGAAATGCAACTCAAGCAGCAGGAGCATGCTCAGAACCTCGAAGCCACGATGCAGAAGTCGCAGATCGACCTCCAGACGCATCAGCAGGTTGCCCAGCAGAAGGTGCAGGACAGCATGGTGCAGAGTGACCTCAACAGACAACAGGGCGAGCAGGACCTTGAGATGTCCCGCGAGTCACATGAGCAGAATCTGGAGCAAGGCGCGCAGGCAGCGGACGCCAAGGTCCAGCAGATGAAGGCCCAAGCCGCTGCCAAGCCCAAACCAACCAAGGAGTAAGCCATGGGATACAACCCGAACACCGGTCTGGAAGACCCGAACTATCCGCCGCCCGATGAGACAACGGCGCCCCCACCGGCAACGCCCAATCCGGATGTGCAGTACAACCAAGATGGCACAGTGAAGACCGAGGCGCAGATCGCCGAGGCGGGTGACCCGGCAGACTACGGCCCCGCAGGCATGCCCGCCGCGTCGGCGAGTGACGCCCCCTTTTCAGAAGACACGGTTCCCAGTGGGTGGTCACGCTTCCCTACCCC